TATTTAGTATATAAATTGATATTCTTAATAATATCATAGTCCACGAAGTAAATAGAATCACCATAATAATAGCAAGTCATACCCAGATACCTTGCAATATATTCCAGTACGTCTTTACAATTCTCTGGTTCATTTGCTTCATCAAAAAAATTCCTATCAAGGATGGATAAGTTATTTAGTAAATCAGTAGTATCATTTATTTTCTTAGCGTTATGTACATAGACATTCTTTATTAGTTCATTAGTATCAATCTGGCTTATGATATGTTTGATTACCTGATAGAAAGACACTATAGACTGCTTTTCATTTAGATAGGTGTAGTTATAGTTACCAAGAGATGAAAGGATATCATTGAACTGCAAGGATAACAAATTATATTCTTCATTATAATCCGTACTGTAAAGACAAGGGACTGAATAACCACACCACAATAAAGAACCATTCTTTGAGATGGTACAATATATCTGGTTTCCTAATGCTGTGTAGAGATTAGCCAGTACCTTAGTTGTCAAGACATTAATCTGGCAATCTGAACATTTGATTGGTTTGAATACATCATCATCTGATTCATAGTTAATTGAAACTGCATCAGCAGAACAGAGTAATTCAGAAGCTATCAAAGTACCTCCTGAATCCCTGTATATTTCAATATTGATAGTATTCTCATCTATATCCTTAAAAGATGAGTTATATATTAATTGATAGCCCATTTTACCTTAGTCTGTTTGTTCTATTATTGTGTTGTTTTAAAACTCCAACCAGTGCTTTATCTGAAATCTTAAATTCAACTTCACCTGACATAGCACCTCCTTTTACAGATGAACCACCGTCTAACAGGTTGAACAGATTGGACTGCTGACTTTTATTCAGAATCATTTCACCACTATTCACTCTAGCCAATACCTTATCACCAAAGAAGGAATTGCCATCAACCACACCACCATTGGCAAATTGTGGCATAGTGGCAAAAGCTGCTATTACAGAAGCTACAGCAGCACCAGCCAACAACCAACCTACTACTGGTGTTTGCGTGGCACTGGCTACGGCATTTCCTATAGACTCCGCTTTCTTTGCAGCAATAAGAGCTTCTATAGCAGGAATAGCAGTACCTATAGCTGTCATTAAATTAGCACTCCAAGTTAACCAAGCAGAAGCACCTTCATTTGTCATTTGGGATATAGAACCCATAACAGTAGCAATAGCACCTAATGAAGTCGCATAATCATTATTGACTTTTACATCTTCTTCTGTTACTAATGGAGTAGTCAGTTTACCTATATCCTTTGAATCAAATCCTTTAACGGATGGAATACCAGCAGGTTTTAATTCTCCCTGCTCCCTACTGTTATATTTAGCAGTAATATTCAGAACTATTTTTTTCTGTTCCAGTTCCTGTATCAGTTTTAGTGCAGATACTCTGGCATCGTCTGTAATGGCAGCAGCATACTTCTTTCTGGCTTCCGTTATCAGCTTATCCAATTCAGCAACAGAACCAGCAGGAATTACTTCTTCTGTTTTTACCTTATTATTTCCTCCAGCAGGTTTAAGACTATTCTGTAATTCCAATGTACGTTTATCAAAATCATACATACGCTTTTTCAAATCATAAGCATATTCATAGTTTTTAATCATTTCACCTCTATTGGCATCATTATCCTGATTCAAAAAATTCTGCTTTTCAAGTTCTGAATTTTGCTGTTTGAATAGTTCCATTTGTTGCTTAATAGAAGACAGTTTTTCCCTCATCTGTTTTTTGGTTTCACCTGTCCATTCATTAGTATCACCTCTGGTAGAATTAATCCTGCCTTGTATTTGGTTTATTTCCTTTTCGTATGCCTTTAACTGGTCTTGATACTCCGTTAATGCCCTTTTCTCATTTCTAGATGAAAAATCATTATTATTGATTGATATATATTTATGTATATCATTAATATTAAAGTCTTTTCGTCCTGTTCTAATATTCAATGATTGAATAAGTTCTTCTTCTGCACCTCCCAAGACATCAGTAACATCTATTTTAAAATCGTCTTTCAACTTTTGCAAGTCTTTAAATGCCTTCTCCCGTTCCTGCTTGCTTTTAGTGGTATCCCTGATTATAGATTCATATTTCGTAAACTCCGTTTCAAAGACTTTAGTATTGAATCCCATTGATAACTTAGCATCAGTCAACGAATCACGCAAAGCAGAAAGTTCTTTCAAATTCCTTATTGTAGAAAGAACACCGTTATTAAATGCTTCAAAACTGCCAGCAGACATAGACTGAAAGAATAAATCTACAGTTCCTTTACAGGAATTTAATGTATTGTCCCATTCATCATTAGTAGCCTGTGAGCTTCTTATTATCTTCATAAAAGCGTCACTGGCAGTAGTCGCAATTCCAATACCAGCAGCAAACTTTCCTATAGTACCTACTATATTGCCTGTTATCTGTTGAAACTCCTGTACTTGCCTGCTGCTCTTAACTATGTTATTATTAAAACCAGATGAATCAAGTAATAGTCTGGTTACTAAATCAGCCATATATATTTAGTTTTGTGTGTTTATAAATTGATTAGCTTTAGCCTGTAGTCTGGCTATATCGTCTTTACTGATAGAAGTATCTTTCTCTTTGGCTTCATCCCAATCAAACTTCATAATATCAGTAGGTGATAACTGCTTGGTACTGTTAGTTTGGGCTATGATATAGCTTATCATCCTAGCCTGTTCCCAGCCAGTCTTATTCTTATGTTGCAGATTCTCCAAGACTGCCTTCACTTCATACATCTGCATACTGTCCAGAAAATAATCAGGTGCTATACCTGCTTCCAGAACTACTAAAGCATATAGTTCACTAATCGTTACTTTTTTTTTGAATCTACAGTATCACTTATGAATGCAGACTGCTTTTCCATCTCCTTAGAAAGAAAATCCTGTAGCTGGATAACTAAGGCTGGTTCATCATCGCATTCATTAATAAAGTCCTCGAATGTCATTTGCAAATCTGGATTATTGGCTACCAACAGGCTATAATAAAACAAGTAGTAATCCGTCAGATTCTCCAATCTGAATATCTTGCCTGTTATCTGTTCAAATACGAACATAGCCCTGATAGTATATCGTATATTATATGCAGTACCTTTAATTTGAATTTCCATAGTATATAAATAAAAAAGGGGAAACTGCAACAGCTTCCCCAGTGAATATATTACGCTACTTTAGGTGATAAAGCACCTGTTCCTTCCAAAGTAACAGAATAAGTAGCATTATCATTATCTGGAGCATTAGCGGTAATACTAGTGATAACCACCTTACCAGTGTAGCCACCGCCTATTTTCCAGCCATCGGCAGGCAGACCTGTATCGCTGTCTGCATTGGTGCATACGGCAAAAGCTACAGTTAATTCCTCTCTGCTTATCCAGCTATTTACTAAAGCATTAAAATCTTCCACGCTATATAAATTGTCAGTTGTAAGTGACCAGCTTAATTTGCTTACCGCTTTACTAGTCCACTTGCCACCGTCTTTTGATGAAGTTTCCAAAGTGTTTCCAGTTAAGGAAAGCTGGCAACTGGTTGAAAATGCCAATGCTTTATAAGCAGTGCCAGCACCAGTGGTATCTTTAAAAATCATCAGGTCATTCCCTCTAAGTATTTTGTTTGCCATTTGTGTTTATGTCGAATGTTAAATTCTGAATGAATGTATCTTCTATGTATTCTTCATCTGCGCTAATCATCCTTATATCATTTATTTCTACTCCTGCAAAGTTACCCCTTCTACCTTCTAAAGCATCCCTTACATAGTCTGCCAGTTCAATGGTATCTATGTAATCTTTAGAAGCTATAACTACATCAACCGTAACAGATTCATTAACGGAATAACTGCCTTTAGTGTAGTTTGGTGTGATATTGGTTCTTTTATAAATGATAAAAGGAAAAGTGGTGGATTCTTCAACTATCAAAGGATATATCTTAGAACCTACCTTTTCTTTTATCCTGCTATCTTTACTTAATAAGTGATAGATAGCTTTTCCTATTTGTAAGCTCATCTTCTTTTGGAAATCCTTGTTATTGATTCTTCAACCATTTGATTTATATTATCGAAGATGGCACGTTCCTTATTATCTTTGGCAGTCCTGAAAAAGTGAGAAGCGTTCATTCTACCTCTGTTAGCTCCGTTTTTTCTAAGTCGTCTGGTAGTTGTTCCAAGTTCAAAGAACTTTAACCTAAAGTCCCCCATTATATGAACCTTCGCTTCTGTAGCTTTCTTATCAACCTTTAGTTTTATTCCACTGCCTAAAGTTTTACCGTCCCATCTATTCTTATGATTTATTGTCTTACCTACTACGCTTCTTAGTTGTGTTTTCGTTTCCTTTTGCAAAATTCGTCCAGCTTTCCGTAGTGCATTCTTATACACATTCTTTTGCTGTCTGCTATTAAGTTCACTAAACATTCTTAGTACCTGTGAAGCGTCTACAGTTACACCGTTATTCATTAATAAGCTCTCCTATGATTTCTGTGGATTGTTTTGTCCTGTCTGAATTGATAGCCAATATCCTATACTTCTTATCTTGATAGATAATTCTCATTTGCTCGTTTACCTTATGATAGTACCTGATTGTGAAAGTAAGTGTATAAGAAGTAAATATTTCATTATTCTGATTAACCCTGTTACCAGAATTAAACTTAATGTTGGCTCTTGTTTGCAGATAGTCTACCCATTCCATAGAAGTAGCCCCAAACTCATTTTTAACTGGTACTGATTCCTGTAGTAATATTGTCTCTGTCAGTAGCCCTGCCCTCATAGTGTATAGTATTAATAGCCGTACTGTAATCCAGTTTCACCCTTTGTTCTTACTGCACTGCATAATTCAGGATTCCAGCCAGGATAAAGAACCGTAGTTATAAATTTTTCTTGTCCAGCAGGTCTAATTTCTACAGTTACTTCATTATCATTGGTATTTTTAATGAGAAAATAAAATTCGGGCGTGAATACATCCTCTGTAATATCATCCATTCTACTAACCTGCGTAGATGTTGCCCTACCGTCTCTATTATGTATATAATCAATCATACTTCTTTGTAGTTTTTATAAAGTGAAATTAGATAGTCAAATGTATATGGCACTTTATTAACGGATGAATAAGATACTGGCTCACGATTGGCATATAGATTACCAATCAGCAGCAGAATAGCGTGAATAACAGCAGGTGGGGTAAATTCCCCATCCACTGCTAATTCATCCAGTTTCAGATTCAAATTACGTGCTACTGCATCCTCTGCAACATCAATTAGTCCAAGTATATATAAATCATCATCCTTGAAAGAATCATCCAAAAGAAGGTGCTTCTTAGCTTCTTCCAGTTTGACGTACATATTATTTTAAAATAGCTTTTTGGAAAGAACCTGTTCTTCTTGGTTTTGCATCGAAATATGCATTGATAACCAATCTTACTTTACCGTTAGCTGCTTGTGTGTACGGGTCTACTGTTAAGTCAATCCCACCCCATTGTCCAATAACAAAATCTTCAAAGTGTCCCATTACAACACCCTTACTGGTAACATTGGATGTACAATATACTGGATAACCGTTCACTTCATTTTCTTCCATCAGACAACCAGCACAACCAACACAGGTATGTACACCACCGTCAGTTACATTGTAAAGAGCATCTTTAGCAGTAGTTTTCAAAATACCTTTTGCAGATGGCGATACAATGAAACATTTGTTTCCTGCTACATTAGCCTCTTCCAGTGCAGTTTCCATATCAACCAATCTCTTATAAGTAATATCCTTTGTTTCAGGAGTAACGCCATTAAAGATACCGGCAGGCATAGTAGCAGAACCAGCAGCACTACCCAAGATTGTAGCTTCCAGTTTGTCTGATATAGCATTTACAATATCACGTTTAAGCATCTCTTCTGCACTGGCAGAATCCTGAATCAGGAATTGTTTGGAAACGTCTACATAAGCGGTTAGTCTCTTTGGTTCTAAGTTTACTTCACTGAAATCACCTGCACCGTCTGTAGCAGCAGATACTTCACCAGCCCAGCTAACATTGCTTCCAGAATAAGCAGGAATAGAAACATTACCTACCAGTCCAGACAGATAACTTGCACCAGCTTTAACCATTACTAAATTAGCTCTCAATGGTTCTAACAGAGCCAGTTTATCTTCTGCTACGGTTTCCTGTCCTGCACCCTCTACAGTCGCTTGCACATCGGTTCTTTCTTCAATCGGTAATACGATTTGTCCAGAATAGTTCTGTCCTGATTTTCTAAATTCTGCAATACCAGCAGATACAACTTCCTGCGCTCTTTCGTCCAGTTGTCTGCTATTGGCTACGTCATTAATAGCCTTTAAAAGTGAAAATTTCTCTTTTTTCATAGATGTATTATTTGTGTTTGTTAGTTTTGTCTCGCTTGCAATCTTTCTTATTTCATTATCTATGTCTTTCAGTTCATCAGCAATAGAATTAAATTCAGCGTGTTCACCTTCATTTAACCGTCTGGTTTCCTTTTCTGCTTTGGAAACTATTTCCTCTGCCCGTTGCTTTAACTGTTCTTTTTTGTCTAACAGTTCTAAAGTGTTCATTATTGTAGTTTGTGTCTTAGCTCCATATAGTAATCAGTCAAATCTTCTTTATCGAATGATTCCAGCTTTCTAAGTGCTACACTCGTATCAGGATACGCTTCTTTATAGACAGGTGATACATCAAACAGTTCTTTGAACTTATTGATAGTCCTGATATAAGAACCATTATCCTTCTTTGTCCAAGTATCAGAATCAATGGTAAAAGCAAAAGATGAAGTAGTAATATCACCTCTCTTTAAACCTTCCAGCAATTCATCTCCTAGATTTGTACAAGGTGCTTCAAAGCTATATTTAAGACCTGTAGAATCAACTTCCAGTTTCAGGCTGCCTGCACCATATTTAGAACGTGCCAGAATACCTCTGTCTTCATTATGATTCAAAAGGCACAAAATATCTGACTGTTGTAGCACTCCTTCCAGTGCCGTAGGTTCTATAACTTCTGTAAACCCGCCTAAATCTCTAGATTCAGAATTGAATACTATTGCATAACCCTCAACAATTCTGGAATCTTCGTTTCTTTTTTCAATTTTACAATTTCGTGTTTCTTTCATAGTATCGTAGTAATCCCTTATACATATATTACCTTTACCCTAGTATCTCCCAGACAGGGATTATCAGAGCAGTAAACTGTATATTGTTCGTTATATCCTGATTCATTGGTGTAATAAAACTTGGCTACTTCTCTGAATCCTCCTTCAAATCCGCCTACACTAAATACGGCTTCTCCATAATGAGAAGGATATGCAAAACAGATATATTCATCCTTGCCTGCATTTACTCTGAAATTCATTTCTGTAGCTTGCCGTAGTTCTTTTGTAAGAGATTCAATAAAGTTGGAATCATAAGTAGTAGAAGATGATACACCGTAATATATATTATTCATAAACTTAATATCAATAGTTTTAGATTTGATGGTAGTTCCATCATTTACCTTTAGTGTGAATGATTTATTGCTGTTGAATGGAGTATCAAATGTGAAAGAACTGCCTGTCACAGGTACATCATTAATAAATTGTTCCGTTGCTGGCTGGCTTAACTTCCAAGTAAGTGTTATACTGTTAATGTTAGTTCCTATTTCCTGTACTGGTTCTACGTTACTGGTAAATGAAGTTATATTAATAGCTTCGTACAGCAATGAATCCAATGTGTCTTTCACAGTTGTACTGTCATATCCTACATTTTCAGCAAGTAAATCGGAACTTGTTACGAACTTGGAATCATTTATTAAATCAGACGTGAAATTAGGTATTTCACTAGTATCAGCTTTAGCAGCCAGTGCTTCTTCCAGTTCTTTTAGTTCCTTATTAATACCTGTCGAATCAAAATCAGATAAATTAGTAAGTTTGGTTTTATCTTCATTAGTATAATCATTAGTAGATAATCCTTTGCCAGATTCTTTATCAACCTTTTTTGCCAAGTCTACAACATTGGTAAACTGTGCATCATTGGAAAGCTCCGTTGTATATTTGGGAACTTCATCTTTGGAAGCAAAGTTTCTATCATTCACTAATTGACTAAGTTTAGTAGGTACACTATTTATATTGACATAATTACAGTCATTTTGCAACTCGCTTACTTTGGTAGGCAAATCATCTCTGGTGATAAATCCCATATCATTTATCAACTGACTTAGCTTAATCAGTCTTTCCTTTGATTCAGAACAGCAATATTTAAGACCATCTTTATCTGCTACTATGGTATAAGCCCTAATCATTTTATAGCAGTGACTATCATCATTCTTTATAAATGTACAGATAACATTATAGTCTCCCAAAAGCATTTCCTGCTGTTGTTCGGCTGTTACCTCAAACTCAATGCCTTTCACTAAAGTACTGTCATAAAGAACAGTATCCCCTAAATCTTCTTCCCTCTCTTTAAGGACTATATCAACTATTCTGGCATCTGCTACATATTTCTTGGATGGAACTGTAGAATGTTGATACATTACCTTCAAATCAGTAACAGCAGATAAATCTATATAGCCGTTACAGTCCTTTATAGTCCAAGTAAAGCTAAAATCATTCCCCTTGATTATATACCTCATTGTCTTTTTCTGTTTGCTTAGTAACTGCATTATCTAGTGTCTGTACATTCACCTGTACAAATGATTTGTCACCGTTTTCAATAGCTGGTAAATCCAGATTCTTTCTGATTTCATTTGGAGTAATCACACCAATCTGGAACAGCGTATTATAATAACTAGCCAGACTTGCCTTATCTGCTCGAAGAAGAACGGAAGTGTCAAAACGAACATCTATATTATTCCTTTCAGACGGCTTATACAGTTTACGTTCAAATTCCAGTTCTATCTTTTCCAGTAGTGGTGAAAGCGTATCAGTCAAGAAAGCTAGTTGAGTAGCTTCTACTGTACTATAACTGGATTTGGACAAATCAAATGCCTTGACTGGTGACACACCGAAGAATCTGCAAATATCAATCACATTAAACTGTCTAGTTTCCAGTAATTGTGCATCAGACGGATTCACCGTAATAGGCTGAAAAGTCATATTGCCTTCCATCACAGCCACGCCATTAGGAGTACCAGTAATAGAATTAAAAGCACTGCTCCAAGCTGTTTTAATGTCCTGTTTCTGTTGTGCCGTTAATGAGGATTCCACTTTAATAATGCCAGCCAGATTAGCACCTCCTTTGAAAAATCCTTCTGCGTGCGCTTCTGAATCGGCAGTCAGTCCCAGCGTGTTTCTGGCGTGCTTCAAGGTGCTTATACCTGTAATCCCATCATAGCTAAAATTCAAGATATGAATCATATTGATAGCTTCTACCAGTTGGTTCATCCCTGTAATGTTGTACATCTTCTTACCGTTTTTAAAAGTGACTGATACAGAATCTGATTTTAGAAATATCAGTTCTTTGGCATCACCTTTTTCATCTCTGTTAATAAGAGCATAACCATTACCTGTAAGAAGTACGCTGGTAACCAGTGTCTTGATAAAAGTAAATCTGCTCATTTGGTCGTTCGGTTCTCTATTCAACAGCCAGTATGTAGGATGCTTGGTAAACTTGGTTTTAAAGCCCTCATCATCTACATAATACGGTTCTAACGGCAACTGTGCTACAGAATCACTTATCACGTCTACACATCTGTAAACGGCAGATAACAGCATAGCTTTTGATTCTGAATATGTAGTAGCTGAATTATAAAATAGAGAATCTGAAAGAAAGTTGTAGCTACGTTCTTCTTGTCTAGCTTCTTTCTTTTTAAATGGATGGAAATTGAATTTCATTAAAATGTAAATATTTGGTTTGTGTAGTGTGGTACTTGCAAATACATACCTAAAGCCTGTATCATAGATATAGTTCCATCAATCTTCTTTTTGTCTACTTGTTTGTTAGGTTTGATATTGCCGTTATGGTCTGACTTCAAAGTCACATTCCTAAAGCAATACCTGTTTATTTCGTTATTGTCTATTATTGCTTTACCAGATAATATAAGCCGTTCCATCTCTCTGGTAGGCTTATTAAAGTTGGCTAATGTCTGTGCGTATTCTTCCAGTGGTAATCCTTTTTCTGTAGCACTTATAGCCCACTGTGTAGCATTATACTTATCATATCCTACAGCCTGTATATTAACTACTTCTGAATATTTAAGCATATCAGTAGTTATGTAATCATAATCGGTAACATTACCAGCAGTAACAGTAAGTAAACCAGCTCTTTTCCATAGCTTATAAAGTTCCTTGTCTGTCTTGTCTGTAAGTGCCGATTCAGGAAGGTAGTAATGAGTTTTAAAATAGTATTTATCACTATCAACGACTAAATAAGATACAGCAGTTAAATCACTGGTAGCAGCTAAATCCACTCCAACATAACAGGGTAATCCTTTGAATTTTGACAGCTCTACTGCTTGTGTACACTTTATAATACTTTCATCAGACAGCCAGACTGTAGCACTGTCACACCATTGGTTAAGTGTCTTGGTACGTACTCCCACTTCATCAGAAGGATTATTAATAGCTTGTTGTACTTGCCCTTTGATGTATTTACTGGTAACAGTGACATTCAAATTAGGTGCAACTTTCATCCAGTTCTTTTCACTTCTCCAATCATCATCAGCATCTAAAGAATAGATGGCAATAAACATTTCATCATCTGACTTTAACTCATTCAGCACTTCTATAGCTACAGTTCTTAATTGGTAACAAGGTAAAGTTTTGTCGAATCCAGCAGTAGTAATAGTACACAGGTGTGGATTCTCACGCATACCCATACTGGATTTTATTACATCCCTTACCTTACTTGTTTTGGCAGCGTGGTATTCATCCAGTAAACCGAAACTGGCATTAAATCCATCCAGTTTGCTATCATCAGCAGCAAGTACCTTCAATTTACTATTAGTAGCCTTAAACAGAATATCAGCCCTGTAAGCTGTCAAATATTTGCCTTTGGTATCCAGTCCCTTACTAAACTTGGAACACATATCAAAAGCTATCTTTGCCTGTTCCTTACTGTTTGCTGCCAGCAAGACTTCTGCACCATCTTCACCATCAGCAATTAGATAATACAAACATAAGGCGGCAGCTAAAGCAGTCTTACCTTGCTTTCTGGATACTTCTATGTATGAACTGGTGAATCTCCTAGTTCCTGTACCCTTCCAGTAAAATCCCAGTATATTAGCTATAATAAACTGTTGCCAGCCTTCCAGTATGAAGTTACTGCCAGCGTGCTTGCCTGTATAATGTTTCAAAGTGCCAATAAAGCTAATAGCCCTGTCTACTACATCTTCCCTAAACTCCAAATCATCCCTCAATAAGTCATTCTGGAATCTCTTACAAGCCAGTTTTATTGTATCGCCTGTTACTATTTCATTATTAAGAACCTTACTTGCATACTCATAGTAAAGTTTCATCATCTAACTTCTTTCTTACCAGTAACAATGAACTGTTCTAATGGTGTGGATTCCTCGTCATCCGTTTTATCCATCTTTGGTAATTTGGTACGTGCTTTGGCTGTCAGTCCAAATTCCAACATAACTTTCATAGCTTGTGTTTGTGCATCCTTTGCAACTTTTACCAATGGATGTGGTGCTATATTACCTCTATCACTGGTAACTGTCAAACCGTCTATTTCCAACTGTTTGGATGCCTTGATAAATGTACTGTAATTTCTTGCCAGCATATCTAAGGCAGCATTATCTATATTCTCTAAAACACCTCTATTTTCAAGCTCTGCAAGTACTCCTTGTATGTATTCAGCAGCTTCTTTTTCTATACCTTTGGGAATTGAATATTTCTTCATAGTATTACGTTTTTTATTTTCTAAATAGTAAAGCTAAAAAGGTACTCAATTACACATAAAGATACTATAACACAATTAATTAAGAATGTAATACATTCATTTTGACACCCTATTTTATTTCAGTAAATTTGTATAGAATTAAAAATCAAACACTATGGAAAGAACGTGTAATTATCCGATAGAAATTAAGTTTAAAATAGACCTGAATACGGAACTGCTACTGAATGAGTTGTGCGATTTATTAAAGAAAGACAGGTCTAAAATATTAAGATTGATAATCGCTGATTTCTTTGACAGGAATCTGGATTTAATAGACAAATATAAAGAGACAGACAACGAGTTAGATAGAGAAAAACTGGTAGAAGCAATACTGAAAGACTTCTATGGATATAACAGGCAAACAATGAATGAATACCTACGATTTAAAAATGAAAAAGACAATCCCAAGTAAAGAAGTATTGGAACAGTATATATATGACTATGGAATAGATAAAACAGCACAGATATTTCACATATCAACAGAAGAATTAGATAAGAAGATTAACTGGAAACCACAATACGAGCAGTACAGCTACAATCCAGCAATAGCCAAACCACTTTCATCACAACATAAGCAAATTATGGCTATCATAGCTAAACACTACCCAGATTTACTAAAGCAGTGCACCAACTATTATAAAGACACTATTTATATGTCCCAGAATGTAGAAGATTTACTTCATAAAGCTATAATCAAATGTTTGGAAATAGGACTGGATAAAGTAACGGAAGACGCCGTTCTGAAATTAGTAAAGATACAGTTCTATACAGCCAGAAAATACGCACAACTGCAAAGTTACACTATGAAGAAAAAGATATTTCCACTGGAAATAGCTACGGAAGATGGAGAATATATAATACCTACAGAATACTACAATAATGCCATATTTAAAGAAAGCGAAGAAACAGCGTAATCCATCAAATAACAGGATAGAAAGACAGAAGATTTATAACACTAACAGATGGAAACAATTAAGGCTAGCTAAGTTAATAGCCAGCCCGTTATGTGAAGTATGCTTAAAACAAGGAAAAGTCACACCTGCTATAGATGTACACCATATAGATAGTTTTATGAACTATACAAATAGTTTAAGAATCGAAAAAGCATACAATTACAATAACTTAATGTCTATATGTAAAGAATGTCATACAAAAGTGCATCATCCTTAATATTAGGCACTGTCCACTATTTTGTAACTATAGATATATTTTTTTCCATATTGGAATCTACATCTATTATTGAATGTACAATCATAGGAGAAGTTATACGTAAATAACCTTGTATTTCACATTTTCGTATACTTAGCATATTAATACTCTTAATACTATCAACATCAGAGTTAGCAATAATACAATCATCCATAAGCAATTCCCCCAATTCCATACAATGATTAGAAAAACCACATCCCCAGATACCCGAACACATCATTCCTAACTTAGACACATTCAAAAAACGAGTACTTTGCAAACAGCATTCATTAAAGATACTATCAATAATACCATCAATATAAACATTTTCAAAAACACAGTTCTCAAAAACCTTGTTATTGATATTTTTAATCAATACATTTTTAATAGTCAAAGACTTAAAAATAATCCTCTGCGTGCACAAGGCATCACTAAAGATTGATTCAAATATTAATTTAATCTTTTTGTCATTAAAATCAGGTTCTCTTGTTTGTGATAAAATATCAAGAAAAACATTCACAACTATAGGAGCATATCTTTCATCTTCTTTAGCTAGTTGATTAAGAATATACACACCTCCAATAGAAATACCAGCATTATCACTATTTAAACAACTAATAGCATCACCAAAACGCTTATCATTACTACTTTTATCAGCAATATTATTTTGTCTAATCTGTTCACTTATTTTCTTATTATTAAGATATAGACCATAGATAACACAAGCACCACCAATTATACTTAGATAAGTAGTTAAGACTTTTCCTTTAGCTTCTGGATTATCTTCCCCATATAAAGTTGTAGATATACTATCAGAAGTACATAATAATATTCCAACTGCTATTACTGCAATAGCAAATAGAGTATATTTAAATTTCTTAGATGCAATGAAATCATTCCAATTCTTCTTACTTTTCATAATGATAATTATTGAGTTTAGAAGCAAATATAAATATAATAAAACAATAAACATCAGACCTTACCAATGAAAATTAAATTAAACATCCAATACATTCAGAATCTTACTAATAACGAAGCGTTCACCTACTTCTGTACATTAGTAACAATAGCCAATAATTCAGATGCAACAATTAAAGATGTAGTACGTACCTGTGGTATAGGCGAAACTACTGTATTCAAGCATTTAAAGAAATTTGATGAACTAGGATACTTAGTAATAGATAGAACTGGAACATATAACACATACAGATACACAGAACCTGATAGACTATATATAACCATAGATTCAGACCTGCTTAACATTAATGGCAATAAGAACCAATTAGGAGCACTTATACGACTTAAATCATATACCAGAATAGGCACTAATGTTGTAGACCTCTCACTTAATCGGACAGTCCACGAAGTAAGCATACAGCACGACAGCATATACTTTGCCCTTGAAAACGAGATACTGGAAAGAAACGATAAAAAGACATATTTCACCTTCATTCATCCAGCATTCACGCACATCTGGTAGATAAATACAGAGCTTAGAAACACCTGTACACTATTTTTCAAATTTGTGTATCTTCCAGCTTTTATAGTCAATAAGTTTTACTATCTTTGTATCAGTAAATTAGAAGAAGCAGCTACTATCATAAACGCTTCTATTGTTGCGAAATTCTGACTAAAATATGGAACTAGTGAATAATAGTAGCTAGTTCCTTCTTTTCGATTCATTTTTCATAATTCATATAATCCCTTTGGGATTCCATTGTTAAAAATGCAGTTTTTCCCTGCATTTTCTTAAATTAGTAAATTGAAACAGCGGATAATAGGCGTAGTGATACGCTTATTATTTTATCCCAATCCTTACCAAAATTTGCAAATGCTACCTTATACCATACTAAAAAAGTAAGGAACTCAAGACCAAAGATTTTAACCAGATTAACTTCTAAATTCAGATTTACTACTATTCAGATTACTTACTACCTTAATTTAATATGTAAAAACCTATGAAAACCTTAAAAATAAATTCAACTAATGGATATTTAAACTTACCTGATTTACCACATAATTGTATCTTTAATAAAGTAGTTACTGGCTGTGGTGGTACTACTGTAGTCCTCTTTAATGATGAATCCTATATCATTGCAGTACCTACTACAGAACTTATCGTAAATAAGACGGGCTTAACAGAATCTGGTCTTACTACTATTACATCCTATGATGGCAAAGAGCAGCCTGTATTTGGATTATTCGGTACTTTTACTTACCAAGCCAAAAAAGAACTAAAGAAATATGCTTCCAGCACTGGAATAAAAAAGATAATGTGTACCTATGATAAGATGGAATATTTAGAACAGTACCTAAATCCTACCGATTTCAGACTGCTTATAGATGAATATCATATATTGCTAAAAGCATACAGTTATAGACAGAAAGCTGTTGACGGTGTACTGGATAGCTTTAGAAAATATAAATCATTCTGCTTTATGTCTGCCACTCCAATCAGTGCAGATTTCACACCGTCCATTCTTTCAGATGTGGAACTGGTAGAAGCTCAATGGGATAATACAGACACTTTAATAGTAAAATTAGACCAAACCAATCATCCCTATGTAAAGGCAGCCAATTATATTAACGCTTATAAGAAAGATGGCTATCTGGAAATAAATGGTAATAAAAGTACGGAAGCATATTTCTTTATAAATTCAGTTACAGATATAGCTTCTATCTTAGAATATTGCCAACTTGGTAACGAGGAAGTAAAGATTGTATGTGCAGATAATCCGTCAAACAGGGACAAATTAGCAGGATATACTATCAGCAACAGTAGAAGCGCCAATAAACCATTTACTTTCATTACTTCCAAATCATTTGAAGGTGCTGATTATTTTAGTGAAACAGGTATGTGCTTCGTGGTTAGTAATTCCAGCAATACTAATACCCTGCTCGATATATCCACTGACATTTACCAGATAGCTGGTAGAATCAGGACTGAATCCAATCCATTTAGAAGCATAATGGTACACATCTTTAACAGCGTGGGAAAAAGGAAGCTAAATCTA